TAGTCATAACATCTACTAACTTGTAATATTCCATTACTTGTCCTCTTTCTTTTTCTTTGAAGTCTTTTTCTTAGGCTTGACTTCCTCTGCCTTGACTGCCTTGTGCTTTACTTCGACATCTCTATGTCTCAGATGGGCAATCATCTCATTTACGTCTCTAAAGACCTGCATAGTTATGCTCCTACTCTTGCCTTACCGACTACTGCTGTTCCGACCTTAGGGATTCACCCCATTGTCTTCTGACACGCAGAATGTGTCCTCAGGCTTTGTAACTTCTGCCGAACCTCTTGCAAACTCAGCCTTGAGAATTGCGTCATAAGGAACGATTGTTTCCACCGCATTCTCACCTGTCGGAGTACCATGTACTGCCTCGTGATGGAGTACCTGTGCTCTTGCCTGTGTGCCGTATCTACCTTTGTTGGCAGGGTCATCTGCAAAAACAACTGTGCTACCATTTGTGAGTGTAAGAGTGGTTGTGTAAGATACTACTGTTGCCATTTTTACCTTTCCCCCTATTTGAAGTAATCTTCGATGTCATCATTCGAGACATCATCGTTCTCAAGAGCAAAGAGTGGAATGATCTTCTCCATAGACTCTTTACTCAGTTTATTTGTGAAATCAGAATGGAATGTCTGATAATCCACCGTTGTCTTTCCTGCAAGGACAAACTCTTTTGTGTCCTTGTTTTTCGTGATTCTATAAACAGGTATCGCCTTATCCTCAAGTCCGTATCTGACTGCCCTAAGTCCTTTAGGGTCAATAGCAGGTACTACCCAAATCTCGTCATAGCCGACACCCTTTGTCCCCTGTCTCTTGTATCTGTTGTCGTACAGAATTGATGTACTTATCTGTGATACAAGTGTTCTTGACCTTGCAATAGAACCATCTTTATTAAGAGTTCTTCCACCGATGTCAGGTGTAGGGTCAAGCAGTTCTCCTGCTATCGCTGCACTTGCATCTTTTGCATCTACTATCTTCGTACCGTTCTTTACGGCTATAGGCTTGACTTCATCAGCCTTTTTCAATGCGTCTGTTATTCTGCTCATAATCACTTTTCTCCTTTAGATTTGCTTGATATAACTCTTCATCGGATAGATTTCCGACTCCTAACTCTACGAGTGACCCATTACTGTTGTGAATGTCATACGAGATCATATCGGCAAGGTCACTAACTAACTGCTGCGCTTTCGGATTCTCGATGGCACTTAACATATTCATGGTCTCGGCAACCTTTAAGCGTACTGTTTCCTTATCAGGAGCACTTGCAGGATGATATTTCCCGAAGTACACCTTATCTATGCCTAATTTCTCCGAAAGTAATGGAGAAATCTGAATAGCGAACTTCTCTCTAAGCGGAACAATGGCATTTTCCATAGCATTGTCCAAGATTCTCTGCATGGACACGTTTCCGCTTACTTTTCCCATCTCAAGGAGCGATGGTGGGAGTCCAATAGCCTGTGCTATGATTGAACCCTCGTCTTGCAGCCATTCGAAGAACTGTGTTGCCTTTGTCACTCTCTCAAGATGCGTGATATTCTCATCAAATGCGTTTGAAAGCAGGATTACATCGTCAGACGAACTGTTTTTGATCTGTCTGCCTACCTGTGCTACTTCCTTTTTGGCTCTCTCAAGTCTGTTGCCTGATGCAGCCATTGACTGATTGACTATCTGCGTGGTATCTACCTCGTTGATGTCTCCTGTCATGTAGCCATCTTTAGGTCTCAGAATGATTCGTCCCGGTCCATCGTACTCAATGTCGTAGTTGAGCCTTGAATATACTGCCTCAAGGAGTTTGATTCTCAGTTCGTCAGACAGTAACGGTGACTCTCCATGTAACTTCTTTGTGTTATTCCTTACATTTACGAACTCTGATGTATCAAGGAGAACAAGGTCATGCTCCATGAATCTCTGCTCCATCTCTTCGATGGTCATATCATCATTGAGTTCCACATCGACTTCTGATAGGATTTTCTCGTCTGCCGATGCAAAGAAGATTACAGGGTACTCGATACCCTCATCCTTATCTGTGAGAGCACCGTATGTGCCTACTCTTGTCAGGTATACGTCTCCGTCATACCATCTAAGTCCTGTCTCTCCGTATAGTGCCGAATTACCCACAACGTCTCTGAGCACCGCATAGTTGGTAGTACCCTGCTTATTCCTCTTAAAAAGGAAGTCTTTGAGCACCATATCCTGCTCAATATCGCCTGTCGTGAGTCCGTTTGAGAAAATATAGTCTACGAGCAGGTTTTCAATGTAGCCGATACCTGGGAGCACCTTGATTAGATGCTCGATTCTGTCAAGCCCTGTCTCTTTAGGCAGTTCAAACGTACCTGCATCGGCACACTGACCACATTCGAGCATGTCAGACAGTATCTCCATAGACCTCTCTTCTATGCCCATCTTCCGAGACTTATTCGGTTTTTTCTTACGTTTCTTACTCAAAGGTCAATTCTTCTCCGAAGAACACGATCATGGCATGTATCGCAAGGAGCAGCGCATCTAACTCGTCAGGCGACCTGCCTATGCTCTTTCTTATCTCAATCTTAGGTCTGACTTGTATTTTTCCACTCGCCATCCTGTCACAGAGCACGAATGGGAATATATCTTTAACTTTTTCGTATGCATCTACCGACATATCGAATCTCTGATGCTCAAGTAGGTTCTGCAAGTCTAAGTGCATCTCTGCTCGCATATTCTGAGCATTAGTGGCAGAATAGTTGTTGGCTTTTACCCTGTCAGGTGTCGGTTTCCACTGGAATCCAATGCCCTTGGTAGGTACTCCTGCATCCATCAGACCGTTTATGAGCCATACTCCCCATCCTTGGTCTACGCATACGAGTTGACAGCGTGCTGCTCTCGCAATCCTCGCTATCTCTTTTATGATTTGCTTGTTGGTTACTCCATCAATCCAGTTGGATTTGTCGAGTACCTCTATTTCTTCTCCGTGTACCATTCCATCTGCCGAGACAGACACAAGGCTCACGCAGAGATTATCTTTGCCTTTATACGCTGCATCGACTCCTAAGAACCGATATACAACGTCTTTTCGCTCCCCTTGGTAGACTTTCGGTGTCTCAAACATTGATTCGCCTGATACATCGAGTTCACATAGGAGATAACGTCTCAATGTGGACTTATTCTTTGAGAAATCACCGTTTAATACTGCATCTTCGGTGAATCTCTCTTCTTCTACCGCTGTAAGAGCATCCATCCAAAGAACGAATGTCCCTTTTGGTATCTCTTCCTGTGTAAGTTCGTCCCAAAACTCGCCAGGACGGTGCGGATTACTTATCATTACCTTTAAGCACTTCTCACCGCCTAATTTTGCGAAATCCTTACGTCCAAGTTCCGCTAAGGTGTCGGATGATATGAGTGCCGCCTCGTCTACGATGTAATCTCCACCTCTACCGACTGCATTGTTACCTGCTATGTCGGAGAATGTCTCTCCTAACGTGATTCCCTCTACAGAACCACCGTCTTGGAAACTGATCTTTGTCTTGGAAAGAGATTTTTGAAGTTTCTTGAGTTGGCTGTCGCTCTCAAGTAACGCTTTCTCTACATCTTTAGGTACATCTCCCAAGGCTGAGAGCATGTGTTTCATGATGATCTCGGTGGTATTCTTTCTTCCACCTGCCACATACTCGGTATTTCCTCGGTATGCCCTTATGATTGCCAAGCGTCCTAACAGCCACGATTTGCCATATTGACTTGGCGTGCAGAGAACTATCTCGTCATACTCGTCTGAAAGTATCGCTCCTGCTATTACTGCCTGTGAGAAAAAGAGTTTCTCACCGAACATAGCACCAACTTCTGTCTGACCGAGTAACGCAAGCCTCATCGCCTCGTCATCGGACACTGAAAGTCTTTTATAATGGTGCGGTACTTTACCGATTATCCATTTAGGGAGTTTCTTCTTACGGAGCGACATCAACTGATAGAGTTGTGTCTTATCTGTTGCCATCGAACTTGTATTCCTTGTCCTTGTTCTTCTCCATGAACTTGTTTAAGGAATCCATGATGTCCTTTCTCTTAGTGTCAAGGGTGTCTTCTACTTCTACATCCTCGTACATCTTTTTCGCTCCGAAAGCAGGGTGCCGATGTTCCAAGTACCACTCACATGCCTGGCGGTCTCCTGCTTTGATCTTTTCCGCTATGCTGTCCTGTGCTATCCTAAGTAGTTCGTCAACATATTTGTCTCGTAACTCTCTAAGACGCTCATCTATCGCCAGGTGACGCTCATACTCATCAAATGAGATACCGAGTTTCTCCGCAGCGGTCTTATCATCAAAGCCGTGTCTCCATGCATGAACGAGTTTTAACTTGTACTTTTTCAGCCACTTATCGTGCTCTAAATCTTTCGACATTATCTATACTCCCCCACATACATTCTCACATCAAAATTCGGCAGTTAAAATATGACTAAGGCGGTCTTTTCAAGGGGTCAAGGGGACTAAATGATTGACTATCATTAGAGTTGACATAAAATATAGGTGTGTTACAATAAAATCGTAGTAATAGTAGGTTCTTTTTCATTGGCAGAAAAGGCGTATTCTCAATGTTATGGGGCGTGTTGGGATGCGTCTTTTCGCTTGCTTTCATTCAAGAGGTGTGTTACACTTTAATTGAACTCGGGTAAGTTCATTATGCATGTTTACCTCGGTGCGGAGTTTTATAGCGTTTCTCCTTTCTTATGCACTACTCCGCACATCATGTGCGAGAACAGATGCCTTGGAACGGAAGGTTGATAGGTGCAACTCCTATCCTCGTACACCAGGCTATGTAAGTAGCCTTATCTCTAATCCCAACAAATTACCCCGGAAAGAACGCCCTAATAAGGCGTTCTCTTCGTAAGACGATGAAAGAACCATTTGCACCATGTAAGAACTGCGAGAAACGTAAGTTAGGATGCCACGCTAAATGCGAGGAGTACCTTGCCTACAAAACAAAACATCAGATATATGCTGACCTCGTTTCAGGCGAAAAAGAAAAAGAAATCACCGACATCGAGAAAAAGCGGTTCGATAAGTGGAACAAGATGAAACAGAGAGGTATGAAATGATACGTGATGAGATCAGACAAGGGGTGGAAGAACTATCGGACAACGAACTCAGAAAAGCGATCAGCGACCATGGGTACTTCCATTCAGACCATGAAAAAGAATCTGTCATCCGTGAAGAGTTCGAAGAGGCTATGGATGAGGTAACCGATATGAGAGCCGACTTCCACTGGATGTGGACTCGCATCAAGGAAAACGAGCCTTATACTAAAGAACTCGACTCACTAAGAAAACATGCCCTTAACTGTGCTTGCGAGTGTATACAAGTCATCGCTATGTGCAACAAGGGTATTGAATAATCTCCTTCCATGTGGTACAATCAATCCTGTTAAAAGGCAGAGAGAACATCCTTTCGGGGGTGTTCTTTTTGTATATTTATTCATTAAAATGTATAATTATACATAAAATAGGCAGTAAGGCAGATATATCCCCGAGGAAACACTTTATCACACGAAAGTTTTTTGCATAAATATAAATTTAGCCCCTTTTCAGATATGGGAAAAAATTTTTACGATCTTTTTATTCCCTACCAGGAACTTCATTCCAAAACAGCATACCCCCTTGAAATTTCAACATCCTTGACCCCAAAGCGGGTGTCGCTCTCACCGTTATTTCTCTTCATTTGATGTATATATCCTATATCCTATTAAACTCGCTTAAATCTCCATTTAGAGCCTTGTACCACCATCTCTGTTCAGTCTGTTCCCTTAGATAAGCCGTTTTCAAAACCGGGAAATTGTCTGCGTGTGTTCTTTACACGAACATATGTTCTTTTCCCGTGCGATTCAACACCCCGTATAATTATTCACGGACTGCCAGGCACGGCACGAACGCTTGCAACCGTTGGAATTGCAACACTTCCGGCACTCCTGTAACTATTCCTAAAAA